TTGTCAAATGCACCAGTAACGGTTAGATTGATTGTTGTTCCCATACTGGCTGCTTCAGCGGCTCTAAAACTGCCAGCATTAAATGAACCTGAAACAACGTTGTTTGTAGCTGACGCCGCAGCAGCAACCGCCCCTGCGATACCACCGCCCGTTGTGCCGCCACCTGTTGTTATGCCTGTTGGTGTTGTAATTGCTGAAACGCTTGATGTTGAGACAGTACCCGTGGACATTGAAAAATTACCCAATGCACCTGTTGACGTTGAAGCTGCGCCGATCTTTGGAATAAGCCCAATGTTGGGAACAAATGGAATTGCATTGTATCCCTTAATAATTAAATTGATACCGTCAATGGCAGTGTTCAACAATGGTTTAATTGCACCTAAAACCTTAGCAATGATCGTGATAACCAATTCAGCAATGTCGCCAACGATCTTTAATGAATCGCCAATTGCCTTGCCAACCAGCGGTGCAATGAATTTGACTACGTCCCAAAACGCCGCAAATTCGTCCTTGCTATTCATGACGGCGGTTTTCACGTTATCAAATACCGACTTCACGCCTTCAATGATTGGTGTAAATGTTTTCTTTAAGGTTACGCCAACGTCGGTAATTACCTTGCCAAACCCGTCGCCTTCGGTCAGGCTAAACGCAGCTGAAAATGCCTGAATTGCTGGCAATGCATTTTGATTGATAAATTTTAATAATGTGTCAAGAATTGGAAGCAATGCAGTGCCCAATGTTTCCTTCGCTTCGTCGAAAGCGACTTGCACGCGTGCAATTTTGCCTGCGTATGTGTCGGCATTTCGTGCAGCTGCGCCGCCAAACAATTCAGTCAAGCGACCTTGCACCTGCTCAAATGACATTGTTTTTAATTCAGCAGTGGACAAGCCAACGCCTAATTTGCCTAAAGCTGCTGTGTTGCCGTCGTATGCCTTTGACAATGAATTTGCCACCGCTTCGACTGGCTTGCCTGTTGCTGCGCTAATGTCCAGGGCGGTTGAAAGTAAATCTTGCGCCTTTGTTATGTCGCCCGTCGATCTGACCAAACGACCCAACGCGGGACGCAATTCGTCGTCGGCAACACCAGTTGCCAATGACATTTGTAGGATTGAATCTTCGGTTGCCTTGATCTGTGCCTGGGTTGCGCCTGTTGCATTTTCTAAGGCTAACGCCAATTGTGTCTGCGCTTTTTCGTCGGCTATTGCAGCTTTGACGCCTTCAATACCAATTGCGATTGCGGCAGCACCAGCGGCGGCGGCAGCTGCGGCAAATGCTTTACCAATGGCAACGCCAGCTTTACCAACCTTGTCGCCAAATGTGTCAACGTCGCCTGACGCGGTTTTGAGCGATTTGTTGAGATTGTCAACGTCGCCAAGAATCGAAAGTTTAAGGGTGCGACTACCAGCCATTAATCGTACTTCCTAACTATCGTCGAAAATGCTTCTTCCCATTTTTTTATGATTTCAGGTTGTGCAGCTCGCAATGTTGGGTAGATAAACCAACCACGTGTGCCGCGACCTTCACGCCCTGACCAGACTGGGAATTGCTTATAGCGATTTGATCCAAATTCATAGCCGCCCCAAACCTGTTGGGTTGTGCCACCGCCACTTAATTTTTGCCGTGCAAAACCATAAGAAATCTCACCAATTTTTGATGATTTGGAAACCGTTGCTCCGCTGGCAATGATTGAAGCAACGCGGTTGTTTGCTGATCCAGCCGTGCCAATAACTTTTTGCTTGACGTATTCTGCAAGCTCAGATGTTCTTTCTTTTGCTTGCTTTGTAGCTTCCTCGTCCATTGCCTTGAATGACTTTACAATGGCACGCAATTCAGCCTTGTCGTAGCTGATTGCTTCAGTTGCCATTTGCTCGCCTTTCCAAAATCTCAATGACCGTCAAAATGTCTTCGGCGGTTTCAAATACGTCGGGTGGTAGCCCCGTGGCCAGGGCTACCTCCCAGACGATCCGACTTAGGCTTCCGACTGGGTAGCTTTTGGGTTTGCTTCACCAACGATCACTTCGGAAATTGTTTCCGTCCAGATGTCAATTGGTTTAACTGGTTTGCCAGCAGCTTCGCGCTTCATGGCGTTGTATGCCAAAAAGACTAAATCGGAAATGCCGATTTTTTCCTGCGCCTGTGCAATGGTGTTGCCAGTGTGCTTTTCCCATTTAACCCACTCAGGCGGCGCAGCCACGTAAGTGATCTGCGTGCCGTCGTTGTATTCAATTGTTATTGGTAACTTCATTTTTCCTCCCGATTGTTTTTTAAGCGAAGTTTTCGGCTGGTGTGCCAATTACTGTGAATGACAACGATACTGTCTGTGCGTCGGGTGCGCTGCCTCCCACGCTTGGAAATGCTGGCAAAATCTGGAATGTGAATGTCGCACCGCTTGCAGCTGTCATAACTGTGCTAATTCCTGTGTTTGGTGATGATTCTGTTGCGTTCCACAAACCTTCACAAAGTGAACCTGTTGCGCCCCAGTCTGCAAGCATTTCGACGTCAAATGTGAACTGATCGTCAATGTGCTTATAAACCTTGCCGTCCAGTGTTTGATAGGTTTCAATTGTTGGGCTGTTTGACAAAACTGCGCTTGTTGCTTGGGCGTCGTAATTATTGCCACCAATAGTAAAGGTGACGTCGCGCCCAGTTATTACTGTTGTTGGCATTTTTACTCCTTAGATTGTCTGTGTGTAGTAAGTTGAAACGTTGATGTCGGCAACCAGCATAGGGCTTTGACCTACTTCCAAAACCGTTGGCTTTTCGATTGTGCCTACAACGTATCCTGACGGCATTGCCGCAAGAATTCCAATGATGAGCTTTTCTAGATTGTCCAGTGATCCAGCATTGCTGTTTGAAGCAACAATTGCTGAAATGGCAAAATTGAGTTTGACTTTTACTTCGCTTTTACCAATAAGCACGACTTCGCCATAGGGTGAATCGGGTACGACCACGATTGCTGGTGGAATGGGTGCTTCGGGTACGCTTGGATAAATGTTGGCTGCAAGTGCTGCAAAAGAATTTGCGAGTGCTGCGCGAGTTTCGGCAATTGAATTGGCTGGCATTACTGAGCCACTGTTTCAACATCTAAAAATGGCTGCAAAAGTGTTGACACGCGATTGGTCAAGCTGCGACCCATGCGATAAGGGGTAGCCGCAAAATCGACGCCCTGGATTTCGCCGCCAGCTGCGACACGTGATTGGAATACTTCGACGGATACTGCTAGGACGGCAGATTCAATCGCTGGTGAGTTTGCATAAATGTTAACTGCGGAATAACCCGACAATGTAGCTGTACCGTTTGGCACGATAGGGCGAATGGCCACGTCAGCGTTGACAAGCGCGGCTGTAAAAAAACGCTCGCCAATGCGATCTGCCAGCGTAAAAGTATTGCTAAAAGGTGCAGGCAAACCAGTCACAATAACCGATTGACCTTCAACAAAATAATGTGGTCGTACTGTGTAAAAATAAGCCACGTTTGTCTCTAATTTGTACGACTCAACTGCAGATGTGTTCGCCACAAGCATGGGCAAAATTACGGCTTCAGCCGTGTTAATGATCTCATCTAAAACGCTGTCAGGATACAAGGAAACGGAAACGCCAAGCACCGTCCGCAGTTGTGCGGTTGAAATAATACTTGGCATTTCCGTTCCTTTCGTTCGGCTGCGCTACGCTCGGGAGGATACGTAGCGCATGATTAATGTGGGTTTCTTATGAAACCATGTAACGGTAAGCACCTGCGCCAAGCTTTGTAGCGACTGCGCCATAACCGTAGTAAGCAACGTTGACCTGACCTGTGTTGATCACGTTTGTTGATAGTTGCAGACGTGGAGACTCATACCATGTGTATGCCGTTGGGTTGACAACGATTAATGTGTTGTCTCCAAGTCCTGCTGTATCTGTTAACGCTGTTGAAACGCGAAGATTTAAACCAAGTAGGTTTCCGCGAATCGCTGTTGCAGTTAATGTGCCACCAGCGTTTTGTGGGTTGATTGTCTGCTGGAAAATTGGACGGTTTGATCCGTCAACCAAGCCCATAAGTGCGCCCCACTGCTCAGGTGAGACAACAATGTTTTGAGCAAAGCCTAATGTTCCCTTGTAAATTGAAACTGCTGCGTCTGAAACAAAGTCAGCAACTAAAGCACCAGTTGTTAGTGCTGCGCGGTTGCCGCCGTCTGTTCCACCAGTAATAAGTGCTGTTCCAACAGCAACATCTGTTGCCTTTGCGTATGCGTATTCCATTTGACGGACAAGCTCATCAAAAAACGCTGGTGAGCTACGGTCTAAAATTTCAAGGCTGAATGTCTGTTGGCCAATAAATTTTTGGACACTCACTGAAACAAACGCGCTGTTCATGTCTGTGTTTGACGGTGTGCCGCCTTCTGAAGCTACTGCAACTGTTGGTGCAACTGTGATCTTTGGAATTTCAAATGTCATTCCAGCGTCAGGCAATGCACCGCGAGAAATCGCGTCAATGCTTGGGCGGATTGTTGTTGATAATCCGTTGACAACTTCAGCCAATTGGCGTGTTGGAACAAGTCCAGCGTTGTCTGTTGTGTTGTCAGCTGCCAAAACGTACTGACGTGCTGATTCGTCGCCTGTTGCAGCAAGGACCTTGTTTTCTAGGTACTTTGCAGCAGTGATTTCAATGCGTGGTGTGGCTTTCCAGCCGCCCACTTTGTTTGATGTTGCAGTTACTGACTGTGCGGCTTCTACCGTC